CTGTTAGTGTACCACCAGTTAGTGTACCTGAACCAGTAACATTCACTGCTGATGTTAAAGAGCCACTATCTAAAGTAGCTGTACCGTCTGTTAATGAACCACCTGTAATTGCACCTGAAGCACCAATCGTTGTAACTGAAGCAATAGCACCAGATGTAATTGTTGCTGTTCCGTCTGTTAGTGTACCACCAGTAATTGTACCTGAAGCACCGATCGTTGTAACTGAAGCAATAGCACCAGATGTAATAGTTGCTGTACCATCTGTTAGTGTACCGCCTGTAATTGTATCGTCTGCTGTAATACCACCTGCGTGTAAGTTTGCATAGTCACTTGGTGTTATTGTCATTGCTGTACCAGCAGATGCTGTTTCTACAAAAGCAAATTCGCTTTCTGAAGCATCGTAACCCATAAACACTGAAGTGTCGTCACCATACTCACCATAGATACCCATATCTCTTGCACTACCTGTGCCTGTTACTTCTGAGTTAAGTACCATAACCGCATCTTCAACTGTTGTATTAGTTGTTGAAACTGTGTTTGTTGCTCCGTTAACTGTAAGGTTTCCCGAAACTGTTAAGTTGGAACCGTAGGATAAGTCGTTTTCTAACTTTCCTGCTGTAATAGAGAGGTCCACTAGCTTACCGCCAGTTAAGACACCGTCTGCTACTTGGTTGTTTTTAATTCTTGTCACTGCCATGATTTATTTTCCTTATAATCTAGCATTTAAGGGTAGCTATCCCCCGTATTTCTACCTGGTAGATATTTCTATTGCTTTCTACTTGAAAGTATTTATTTAATTATGATGATTTGTAACCGTTACGGCCTTGTATAAACTGCTGATATTATTGAATAAACTACGTAGTTTATAACTTATCCAATACGCCAATTAGTACCGTCTGAGTAGACTGGTACTCCGTTAGATCCACCGTCTGCTACTATTGACGCAAAGGTTGTTGCGTTAGCATCTGTAACGAATGCCCTTGAACCCGCACCTACGGATGATGCTGATGGTAAATTTGTTACTGTAACTGGTGTTGTTTTAACATAGGATCCAACAGTGTTACCCAATGTTTTGGTCATAAATCTGACAATAATTTTATCACCAGTTGCTGGAGCTTCTGTAAATGTCAACGTCGTTGAACTTACAGTATATGCTGTCGTTGGTTCCTGTAATACACCGTTTAGTGTTACCAATAATGCGTCTGTTGTTGTTGCTGTTGATATTGTGAATGCAGTTGTTGATCCGTCACCATCAAAATTTTCAACCAGTGTGGTATAGTCACCTGACGTGTCCCATTCGGAGCCGTCATATATTTCGAGAGCGCCTGTCTCGCTGTTGTATCTAAACTCACCTGTGCTTGGTGATCCATCTCGCTGTGATGTGTTACCTACTGGTATCACAAACCCTGAGGTTCCGGATATTACAAGTTTTCCTGTTTCAGCATCTAACGTGATGTCATCACCAGCTGTTGTAGATGTTACTGTGGTATCTGAAACAGTTAAATTACCTATAGTGGTGTCTTCACCAGCAACTGCCCCAACACCAAATGTACCAGTATACCTAGCACCTGATATGTAAACTGACTTACCTGTAAAGCTAATACCATCAGGTAAGTTATCACCAATAAAATGTAAGACACCTGATTGATAATCAAAGAACCATTCGTCATCATTACCTGAACCTGTAGCAAAAACTTGGTCGCCACCTGTAGCACCTGAGGCATCACCTGAAGTGTGTATATATACTTTTACTTGATATGTGGATCCTAGCTCTGGTGGTATCCAATCTGTTAGTCCTGTCTTCCAAGATCTATTTGCTGTAGCTGTTCCGTCAAGTGTTGTTTCGTCTGGTGCTGATGTAGGATATACTGTTACTACTCCTGAGGACGAGCCTGGCATAACTGCTGGAATGTCATCTGCTTGTTGCCATACTTTATCGCCACGTAGTAGTAATGGTGAAGATATCGCTTCGTTAGGTGCTTTCTTGTTAGTGTTAGTATCAGTTTTAGTGGATCCGTAACCTAGCTTCTTCCAAAGGTAATCAATTTTCTGTGTGTCTTGAATTGCCATTAGCTAGCTACCCCCACTGATAACGCTGTAACACTCTGCCCTGATGTCAGTGCTATACGAACTAGTATTACATTGCCTGTGGCATTTGTTCCGTTCTCACTACCCAGTGTCATTGTGTAGCCACCTGACAAACTTGTTCCTGTTGCTATTCTATCGCCTGACGTAAATGCACATCCGTTACTACCGTTACCACCGTTGCCTGTATCACTACCCGGTACACCTGACCCACCATATGTTATACTAGAATCAATCCAACCGTTTAATCCTGAGGCTGAATCAATACCAGTTCCTGGTGCCGCTATAAACAATCCAGCGATACCTGATGATGTAATGTTTAAATCAAAGTTAGCCATTGTGGTTCTTCTGAATGCAAATGTAAAGTATTGTGTTCCTGTGTCACCACTTCTATCTGGTCCCACTGGCAAGTATCCTGTTGAGTAATCAACAACATTGTGTGCTAGAACACCTAAACGTATGGTTGCTTCTTTTGTACCTTCAACTCCAGGATCACTTGCTTCAGTATATGGTGAGCTTGTATAAAAGTTTGTTGACCCTGTATAACTTGGTGTGTCTGTAGTGTCCCCACTAAAGTTAAATATTCTTAAGCCGTCATCATCAAAGCCAGCACCTAAACTATCACTCACTGGTATTAGTATTTCTGATATGCCTGACTGTGCTGATTTATGTACGTTAATGTTTGTTGTATTAGATACATAGCTACCTACACCATTACAGTTTCTAGCACGTACTTGTACTCTGTCTACTGTTCTCACTGAGCTTGCAGTAATTGGAACTGTTAAACTACCTAAGGTATATGCACTTGCTACGCCAATATCAATCTTAGGTATTCCACCTGTTAACATTGTTGAACTTCCATCTATGTTTGCATAGGTGTATTCGGTGTTTACAGTACCTGCTGATGATGTACCTTCTTGGTTAGCACCGGTATCAACTTCTACAGGATTTGAAACATCTGAATATGCTTGCCCTGTTAAATTGTTAACTTGTACACCTGTCAATACCACTGTTGGTGATCCTGAATTGTAGTAAGGTATACCTGAAACGAATCGTTTAGTTCCTGCTGTTCCTTCTGCTAGTGTACCAGCTCCACTTTCAATTGATGGTGTTGCTGTGACATCATCATAAACAACAGCTACGTAGTTAGTATTACCTGTTGTTGAATGTTCTAGTCTTTCATCGTTGGCACCTACTGTATAACTTGCAAGTGCTTGTGTAATTTTAGCATCAAATGTTTGATAAAAACCTGTTGGATATGTTGATCCTGATATGCTGTCATTGGCATCAAGTTGTCCTGATACTACCAAACTTGTAAATGTTCCGTTTTCACCTGTTGACGTTGTAAATGTTTTATTACCTTTATCGACACCATTTACTTTAGCTGTTAACGTGCCTGTAACGCCGTTGTACGCATTATTAACTACCGTAGTGTCAATTGTACCTGATGTGTATCTTCTTGCACTAGCCGTTGTTAAATCAGCACCTGCTGATAATGGATTCGAGTCTGAATTGTCTGTAAAGCCTGCTGTCAGTTTAGGACTAGTACCTTGATAGCTGTCTGATAAACTTAATGTAAATCCTGATAAACTAGTAGGGGCACTTGGTACTGCATTTAATTGGAATGTGATTCCTGTATCTACATCTGTTTGTGCTGTTAAGTCTGGTGTACCTGCGGCAGTGAATGTTAAGTTATAGTTACCTGCTGATTCTCCAGAGTAGTCATGATCCAATGTAGCCCCAATTGACCCTGGTGAACTGCCATCTTCAGTTACTGCGTCGTTTGAGCTAGTATCTCCCCAATCATATGTATAGCTATCTGCATTCTGTGAAGTGTTTGTTACTCTTACTAAAGCACGGTTAACACTGTTGTAATCTACTCCGTCATATAAATCATAAATGTTATCACCTGATCTATCTGATGGTGTAACTGCTGTTCCTGTTATGTTTGCTCTAACATCTGGTTCAACGTGAACTGAAAAGTTTGAACTTACAAAAGGTGAACTTGTGTGATTTGAGATAACTCTAATATTACCGGTATAATCTTGTGCCACGCCGTTAGCTTGGTCACTTGAACTTAGAGCAAATGTATGATTAATTGTTCCGCTAGTATCTCCACTACCTCCAGCACCTGCGTTTACTGTTGTTGATGTTGTTCCATCACCCCATTGGTATTGGTATTGTATTCCGTATGTTGCATAACTACCAATTGTACTTTCTGTATTATTTGTAAGCGTAACAACGTGTCCTGAAGTTCCTTCTTCGTTGACCCCTGAGGTATCATCTAATGACACTGTTGGTGTATGTGTATCGTATATTTCCACTGCGTCTGTAGTGTTAGTTGGAATCGCACTTGGCAACGCAGTTGAGTGACTGTCTAGTGTCACTGTAACTGTTCTTTGTTGTTCTTGTTCGGTTGATGCTGTAAATGTGTGTGCTAGTCTACCACCTTGTGATCCACCATTTGCTGTGTCGTCTGTAATTACATCATCACTTTCACTGTCGCCCCAATCAATTGTATATTGTATTGTTGCTCCGCCAATGTTTGTTGTATTATTGTCTAGGTAAACTGTAGCACCATCGTCCCAATAGTTTATTGGTGATCCGCCACTTGAAGCAGAATATATAGCAAAACTTACCACAGGGTCTGCTGTGTAGATTGTAATATAATCTTCTCTAGTTTTACTTGCTGTTGACCCTGAGCCTGAACCTGAATTGTTAAATGCTGTTACTGTAACATCAAAAGGTGATCCTGAATTTGTTGCGTATGTGTGTGTTGGTGTTGAATCTGTTGTAGCAGTTGTAGTGTCACCGTCACCCCAGACAATAGTGTATCTATTAGCATTTCCTGTTGCTGTGATAGTTAGTGTTACTGTTGTGCCAGCACCACCACTTGTTACATCAGCTGAGAAATCTACTTCTTTAACGAATGTACTATTTCTTACATTTTCAACTACTTCATTTAAGTCATCTATAGCATCAGTAACTTTGGTTGATGTTGTCCAGTTAATATATGCCCCGTCTGTTGTTAGTGACCCATCTGCGGCTGTGCCTAAGTTTATTGCGTTACCAATCTGAGCCGCTCCACTTATTTGATTGTCAACATATATTTTACTAGCTACATCTTGGTCTTGTACTGGGTCAACTACGTTGTTTATAAAATTTGTTGATGCATTAATATTACCTGTGCCGTTAGGCGATAATGCTATATCTGCATTAGTTACTATTGATGAAATTGTGTTGTCTGATATTTGTACGTTGGCGGCTGTTACATTGCCTGAGACTGTAAGGAGGTCTGTCGCTGTTGCTGTGCCAATTGCTATTTTAGAATTTGCATAATCAACTACTAGAGTGTCTGTATTAAATGTTAAATTAGTATCTCGAGCAAGATCGTCTCGCAAGAGTCTACCAGATATTCGGCCTTTAGCCATAGTGTCTCCTTATCCTCCGTATTTCACGGATAACCTTGTACAATCGCAGGTTTACCTCGGTTTGTCCTCCGCCCAATGCGGATTATGTGTTTATTTATCTGATTTAAGAAGTTGGAGTTTGGCCAATGCCTTGAACAACTGATATTGTTTCACTTGTTGGTGGAGCTTCATCAAATGTAATGTCATCTGATGATAGTGTGTAATGCGTAGTTGGTTCTTGATGTACGCCGCCAATAAAGACTAACAATTGGCTTACTGAGCTTGGAGTTGTTGACAGTGTAAATGTCAGAGTTGAATTATCGCCTGTAAATGTATCTATAGTAAGAGATTGTTCACCATCTATAGCCACAGCTTTAAAAGTAGATCCGTTATAGTATTCTAATCTTCCTAAGTCGGTATTAAATCTAAAAGTACCAAAGTGTGGAGCATCTGGTCTATTTGCACTTGCTCCGCTAGGAATCTGTATTGCTTTTGCAGTTGTTGATACTATTGGTTCTTTAAGAAATCTACCTGAGCTCATTGTTTAATTATATCGCTGTGTATGAAACTGTGCAACTTACTGATGAAGCTGTGTTAGATAATGCTGATACAAAATCATTATTTTCTAACAGAACTTTTTCACCGCCTGCATACCATTGATAAGTGTCTTTTGATGCAACGTCTAACTCATCAACTACTATGTTAGTGTCAGATACTGATCCACCACTTGGTACTATGTTAACACTTATTGTTACTGTTGAAGCACCATAGTTTGTAAAAGACAACCATGTAATTGCACTATTGTTTGTCGATGTGTATACTGTTGTTGCTGAGTCTGCAACTAATGTCGATGTTATTGCCATTTTTATTTCCCTAAAATATAATGCCGAATACTACGGCTTTCGATTTACTTACTAGTTCATCTGCTGTTGTTGTATCTGTTACTGTGTATAATCCTGTACCGCCTGATCCAGCTACCTTAGAATAAACTGTAGTATATCCTGATTGTCCTGTTGGATCACTGCCTTCATTTTGTAATCTTACTGCTGATCCATCAACATGTAAGATGCCTGTTCCGTCTGGGGCAATAACAACATTTCCATTGCTTGCTGATACAATACTTTGACTGTTAACATCTAAAGAGCCGCCTAGTTGTGGTGTGGTATCTTCTACAACATTCTCAAGACTCGCTCCGCCTGCTGATGAAGCAATAGGAGTTAAACTTCCTGAACCGTTATCAATTGACCATTTATCATTTGACTCGTCATACACTATCCTAGAATTAGTAGAACTGCCTCTATCTACTTCAAGTCCGGATGTTCCGCCTGTGACTCCTGCGCCTGCTTCGCCTTTATTTAAAACAATAACACGATCTTGTATATCTGTATCTTGAGAATTAACTGTTGTTTGTGTGCCACTAACTGTTAAGTTTCCTGTAACTGTAACAGCACTAGAAGATATAGTAACAACGTCACTGGCACCTAGTGTAGTGATATCATAATTACCATTTATTCGTTTATGTGTACTCATTTACTTTTCCTATTATAGCTTATTTATCTTTAACTTAAACTCGTCCATCATAATATTCACTATATTGTTGTTAGTGAAATCAACATCTGAAGAACTTTGATCTTTAACTCTAAAAAATGTTACTTTAGGAAATGCTTTTGCTATCTCATTAATTTGATAAATCCAATTACCTGCAAATGTTGGTTTATCTGTACTCTTTTTGTAAAACTCTGTATCAGCATAAACATTATTAAACTTATCGTCTGTTGACCCAAAATCAAATCCTAATAAAAATACATGTGTTGCTCCGTCTATGCAAGCTCTAGATAATGCAACAGGTCCAGAACTATTACCGTAGTACGGTCGTTCTATTTTTAATGCTTTTGATCCTTGTATAGGACGCCGTGTCCAAAACTTAATTTTTTTATCTATACCTTCTTCTTGAATCTTATTTGCAATTAGTCTATCTGTTGCTACTAAAACATGAGGCATAAATTCTCTATAGATAGCATTACATCCATATACTAATCCTTTAGGTTTTAACTCTACAGGATCCACTGCTAGTCTACTCTGTCCGTTGCCTAATACAAATGCTATTGTCATAAAAAAATCCTCTCAGTGTATTTACTAAGAGGATTAATGTAGCTTTAAAAAAGTATTAATTTTAGATAGCTGTTAAACGTAACATGGATTCAGCTGAATCATCTTCTACTGCCCATGAATAAACTACACCACTATAGTCAACTGCTCTATGTGCTGTAATTTTTTGAATCGCTTTTGCTTCGCCTGCAGTGTTCAATCCAACAATCGACATTTCGCCTGCATCATGTCCAGTAATTTTATTAACTAAAATTGCTTCACCTTGTACAGTATTGCCGTCGTTTGATACTTTGAATGTTTTAGATCCTTTTTGTGATAGAATATATCCTTCAAAATCTGTCCCACCGATATCCGCTCTTACTGGAATTGTTGGTGCCGCATTAACGCCTGTTGGTCCTAAAAATAACTTATCTATTGGTCTACCCATTTTATATTTCTCCTTAAAGAAGTCCAATGTAGGTTCTATCTACTACGCTGGTATGGTTAAACAGCATAAAAACGCACCCCTTGTGCGAACGTTAATATTTATCAGAATAGTGTTGAAAAACAAGCTCAGCAAACTCTTGATGCCAGGGATTGCCTGGATGGCTTCCGTCTCTTGCTGTAGTATCGGGGTTAATGCCAAAGTCTGTGTATTCGCCTGGGCCGTGTACTAAAGGAATATTTCTAACTAGACAAATCTGTTTTAACAACAGTATGTTCTTTTGAAAATTATGATATGCCCAATTTGGGTTTTCTAGTAGTTTAGGATATTCTGCTGTGTCTAATTGATAGTCTGTTAACCAGTGCTTGTCTTTAGGTAATTCAATTCTAGACTCTGCTGGCCAACACACTGCTACCAAGTTAGGTTTTAATATGTCTATAGTCTTGTATATTGAACGCACAACATAGTCTGGGCTCGTACTACTCTGTGCTAGGTTCCAAACTGTCGTAGGCTGGTTAAAATGCGTCTTAAGCTGTTGTGTCCAGGTGTTCTCATACTTAACACCTATGCCCACTGTTAGACTACATCCTGATGTTAATATGTTAAAGTCTGTGCGTTGATTAAAACTATCTGATCTAAATCCGTGTTCGTTAAATTGGTAAGTTATCTCATCTTGATTACTAGCATTTTCTGGTGTGTCTGTGTCTACCCAATCATAAGTTTCGTTGGGCGGATACTTGCTCAAAAACAATTCTTGTTTCCATGCATCAGCGTAGGAGCTCTTAAAGTTCTCAAATGGTAATCTATTGTTCATTTAGTTTTTTCTTTATTTCGTTGATCACATCAACGATGAAATTAGAGGATTCGCACATTTCTTTATTATGTCTAGTTACTGTGTCCATCTCTTTAATATAATTTATCTTAGTTTCTGTTGACAAGTTATTAAACGACTCTAACGACTCAACTATTGCTTGTATTCTTTTATCAGGATCCTCAATGGTGTCGTATTCTTCACTCCACCAATCACTAAAGGTTTTAAATCCTATCGAGTGTAGTGCTTGTAAGTATCCAGGTGCGGCAAATATGAGAAATGGTTTTTTTGCTATTAGTGGTTTACTAATTTTCTCAGACATACAGTAACCTTGATATTCAGTTTCAGTTTCAGCTACCAATGACACATAAGTAGCATTGTATACTCGGTGTGGTATAACTTGACTGAGATAGTTTAGTTGACCGAAGCCACAACCTTTATTTGGTAGCATAGTATTAAACGTTCCTGACTGTTTTGCTCTACTTAAAAAGTCAGGATTATCTAACTTATCTAACGCTTGTGATCTATATTCTGGTCTTTCTTCTTTTGTGTTATCTCGACTGTGTAGACTAACCAGGCAATTTTTTAATAGTTCTTTTTTGTTTAACTCAGCAACTATATTGTTTCTGTAATTATATTCTAGTAGGCTCATACCACCTAATAGGGCATCAGCTAGAAAATCTTTCTTGCCAATAGTATGAGTAAATCCCTTATTGATGCTTAAAGTCCCTTTTAGCCAACTTGGATAAAACATAGTAGGAAAAGGCCAAGTCTGATTGTCAATTTCAGTTACTAGAAATATGTTGTTTGGTCTCATTTTTCTAATAGTGTTCCAGGCTCCGTTTATGGCTTGTTGTCTATCGGGCTCTGAATTAATGAATACCGTTAGTATATCTGATTCCTTCATACTATCATTGTGGCAAGCTTGTATGTCAACTGTGTGTTTTTCCCAATAATCTACTTTGACAAATTCTTTATCCAGGCTAAATAATTCAGGTAACAGATCAAACTCGTCAATGACTCTTATCATAATCTTTCCATTATTTTACAACGAACATTCTCAGTCTGATCTTTTAAAAATTGTTCCGACGATACTAGCTGTCGATTATGTTCTATCATGCTTTTGTTTTTTTGATAGATATCATCAACACTGTCATATTTCAACATATCGACTATAGCATCTAACTTTCTGTCAGGATTAAGGATTTTATCAATGTCAAGTAACTCTACTCCAGCTTTTGTTAGATATTCTGTGTTAGTAATAGGTCCCCAGGTTAGTGATAAACATCCTAGTAGCAACGGCCTCCAAGTTTTTTCTGATATGAGAGATTCTTGATCTGGTCCGCCAGTCTCTCCAATCACATGTATCTTAGCATTATAAGCAGGATGAACTATGTGCTTATTGACGGATTGTTGCTGTTGCCCAAGTTCTGTGCGAAAGTCAACAAAGCTGTCATCACTAGCCCAAGGTACTCCAGCTGTGTTATCTTTTTTGCCCTTTGGTACTGTGTTTGCGTAGTTTTCTAATCCGTAACTGTTAATAACAACAACATCGTCTTTAGTAACATATTTTTTAATCCTGATAGCTAACTCTAACCTATGATGCCTTAATGTACCTGACAGATAACTAAATCTATATTTCTTTTCAGGTATTTTGTTATGTTTTAATTCAAGTTGGTTTTGATATAGAAAACATGGAATATCGTTTGGTTCTAATATTACATACATTGATGGATCTACGGCTTTACTGATCCCGTCCTTCCAGAGATCAATATTTTTAAAATAGTTTTTATCCCAACACAACACTGGTAGCTTGTTTGTTTCTTGACGACATTGATCTATTACTTCAACAGCTTTTTCAATATCAACATCGTGACCTGGATTAAAAGTTGCTTCATTAATGAAGGCTAGCCCATCCGTTGGAATGTTCACAGCATCAAGTTCGTATTTGTGATTAAACTGATATGGCTCGTTTTCATCTCTCCAATATTCTGATGGTAATAGATCATCTTCTTCCATACAATTACTTATTGTTTAGAACTATAAGTCAAAAAAAAAGCACTCCGAAGAGTGCTTTTTAATTTTGTGTAGTACAATGTCTACATCATAACATAAGTTAAACTTATGAGAATGATAAGTTAGCCATTGAAATCTCACCAAGGTAGTCACCTGCATTACCAAATGATGATGCTGTATTTGATAATTCAACGTAACCGTATCTTGTTAAGAATGAAACTACTGGTTCAAATGTTGATGGATCTAACACAACACCTGAGCTCATTAATGGAACGTATGGGCAATAAAACGCCGCCGCATCTGATTCGCTTGAACCTTTATAACCTACTAGTACTGCTGTAGTGTCTGAAGCATATGAATCAACATAAACTTTCATAGCACCGTTTAGAGTACCTACAAACTTAGTGTTTGTTGGAGCTTCAAAAGTACCTTCTGTACTACGAGCAAAAGCTGAAGTAGTTGCAGATTGTAGTACTGTTAATGCCGCCGGTGATACAACTGCCCAGTTACCTGCGCCACGTCTTGTACGTTGTGCGATTTTGTTAGCTGTTCTGTTAATAAGAACTGCTAGTGCCGCATGCTCGTCACCAACAAATGTTGCTGTACCTGATACTGTAGCTTGGTTATAAGCTTCTTCTGTTGCCGCTAATGCTCTAAGTGAACCTAGAACTTCTTGGTCGATTTCAGCAGTAATTTCTTGTGCTAGTGCCGCCATGATTTCAGCTTCAACGTCAATACCGTGCATTGCTTGAGCATCTTGAGCCGCTTCAAACGTCCAACGTGCTTGCAATTTACGTGTTTTTGCTTCAACAGCTTGTTTTAGAATTTGTACAGAAATCTTACGACCGCCGTTGCCTTCTAAAGCTGATGTTGCCGCCGCGTCTCCAGCAGTTCCGTCACCGGAATAAGCAGTAGCGATTTTAAATGGTGATAGTGCTTCGTCACCTGCTACTACGTCGTTTGCTGTACCTGTTGCGTTATTTGTTTCAGCATATCTTACACGTAATGTGTGAATTTGTCCAACTGGACCAGTCATTGGTTGTACACCAACTAATTCGTTAGCAATAACTGTAGGCATTACTCGTCTAATAACAGGTAGAATAACACGGTTAAGTGTTGCTACGTTACCAGCTGTTGTAGTGCCTGTTGCTGATGCTTCTGCTAAGTGCCTCTTAGTGTTTTCTAAGATAACACTCATTGAATTGCGTTTAGAGCCCTGTAGACCTTCTAATAATGCGTCTTTGGTCTCACCCCAACGGCTTTCAAGTAGTTCGTTTGACATGATTTTCTCCTAATGTCTATACTTATAGTCCTGCCAATTTGCGTAAGTCAATAACTTGTGGGTTATCTTCTTTCACTTCAACTGGCACGGCTTTATCCCCAGTAACTTCCTTAACAGATTCTGTAAGTGTTGTTTTTTTAGACTTCACTACATTCTCGTTAAGCACCGCTGGGAGATACTTGTTAAAAGTGGCATCTAATTTCTTAGTTTGCACACTTTCTAATAAATTTCGCATAACTTCTGCTTTTTCATCGTTTAACGGACTTAAAAGCTCATCTAATTTTGCTGTACGCTCATTAGACTCTTTAATTACACGAACTTCTTGTTCTTTTGACTCAACCAACTTGTTAGTTTCGTCGAGTGCTTTGGTTGCTTCTTCTAATTGCTGATCTTTTTGCTCAATAGTTGACATTAACTTGCGAATCTCAGCGTTCTCATTTAAATGAGTGCCTGCGAATTCACTTGCGAATGTTTCAAATATTTTACGTCCAAAGCTGTTCTCACGAGCAACTTTGATATCTTCTTGCAATTGAGAAAGTTCTGCTTTCAAATGCTTGGCAACTGCATTAGTCATTTTCTCGCTTGATTCTGTAACAAACTTAGTTTTAAGTTGTTCTAGTTTTTCACGAGCCTCTGCTACAAGTTTAACTTTAGTTTCTACAACGTCTTGTTTATCTTGTGCAAATTCTTTAATTTCTTCTGCTAATGCTTTAACTACAAACTGTTCTAATTTTTCAACTGTTTCAGTTTGTACTTTTCTGTCTTGTCTAAGATCTTTGATTTCTTCCGCTAATTTAGTAACCATAAAGTCATTAAATTTGTTAGCGTTTTCTTTCATTGATGCATTAAACTTAACACGGTCTTCTGCTAACTGAGCTTTTTCAGCTTTCACATCTTCAAGTTCAGTAGTTAGACCTTCTGTTACCATGCGATCGATCGCTTCAACCATATTACTTTTATCGTGTTCATAACGTTGTGCAAATTCCTCACGGAGCTCTGCACGAACCTGATCTTTGGTTTCTTCTAGTTTAGTTTCCCAAGCTTCTTGGATTTCTGTTCTAGTTTCTTCATTAATCAGATCGCTATCTAGCAATGGTTTAATTACGTCTAGCATGCGATTCTCCTATAACTTGAGATCTTTGATCAGCTTTGTTACTTCGCTTTTCAAATATCTCTGTAATTTCGTATCACTTCCTGCACTTTTAAGATTTTCCAAAACTCTATGACCGCCATTCATGTTAATGAGACCTTCATAGATTGCTGTTGGATAAGCATTTGGTGCACTTGGTTGTGACACTATGTCGACAGTGATAATTTCAAAATCACTGACGTGTCCTGAGCCTTCGGAAACGTTGCCACTTCCTCGACTAGAAACTCCTAATTTAACACCTGAACCTAGCATAGTTTCTACTAGTTTGCCCATTGGTGTCGGTAAAATCTTTAGTTTACCATGACCGTTTGGACCATCCATCCACATTTCTGTGATCATATGGCTTACACGATCTAAATTAATCTTTAAATCATCTGGGTGATCAACTTCGCCAAGAACTGAATTTCCACCTTTGACTTGTTCGTTAAGGCTTTTTACAGCATTCTCAATTTCGTCTACTGGATATACACGTTCATTAGCATTTTTGACACCACCCTGGATGCAAATACCTTTCATAAAAAGGTCTTTACCATCTTCTGAACTTTCAGTGACAATATTAGCCGCTGTAAAGTTTAGATGTTCTCTTAGGTATGTTGTCATTCTTTAGTTAATCCCTATTATACTTTTTTAAGATCAGGCTCAGTAGTTCCGCCTAAATCTTGTGCTTTTGGTGCCGGAGCACTTTTTTCTTCGTCTGTTTTAGCTGGATGAGCATCTGCTAACTTTTCTTTCTTACCACCGTCAGCCGCAACCGGAGATGTTTTGTTATCAGTATGATCAGCATGATCAGCTTTAACTGCTTTTAATGAAACTGCTTCTTCAATAGCTTCTTCAGTAGATTCTTCAACAGTTTCTTCTGTAGTTTCCATTGGCATTTCCATTTCGTCTTCTACTTCTTCAGCTTCTTCTTCAGCTTCAGCTTCTGGTTCCATTTCCATGTCACCTTCTTCAGCTTCAGGAGCTTCTTCGTCTTTGTCAGACATTAAACCTTCAAATTCAGCCATTAACTCGTCTAGTTTGTCTTCAAGATCAACCACACGGTCTTCTAATTCTTCTTCTTCATCTTCGTCTTCTAATTGAATACCTTCTTCGTCTGCTTCAATCTCTTTAACAAGATCATCAGCGGCATCGCCACCAATAGTTACTTCGTCTTCAATAGACTCTTCAACAGCATCTTCTTCAGTAGACTCTTCAACTGTTTCTTCTGTTGATTCTTCAACAGCATCTTCAGCAACTTCTTCAACAGTTTCTTCAACTGTTTCGTCTTCTTGCATTAAGTTTTCGTAGATTTCACGAGACTTTTCCACTACTACTTCATGGAATAGCTCTTTAGCCTTAGCTTCTTCATCGTTGATGATGAATTCGATAAGTTGTTCAAATTTGTTCATGTTAAATTCTCCATATATATATGCACAGTAAAACTATGCGGCTAGTATACTATTTAATATAAAAAAGAATTATAGTGGAGTTTTAAGTTAAAAACCGGCCAAAAAGAATGTTTTTTGTGGTATCTTTCTAATTTCTTAGAAATTTGGCTGTTCTGGTGCTGGTGAGTACTGCTTTCTTACTTTATTTAACTTTGAGTTTTGCTCGTATGCACGGATATCGTTCATTTGTCTTAGCTTGTTTATTTGCTTAAGAGTTAATTTTGTTTTACGCAAATCACCAAGTTTAATTTTACCATTGTCGTCTTCAACATTTTGGTATCCTGGTATTGCTTTATCGTACATTTCGTTAAGTGTCATAGTACTATTTATGTTGCCGGAGGTGTTTCTGTATCACCGCCTACTTCGGGTTCTGTAATGTCTGCATCGTCTAATTCACTTTCGATATTATCACCTATTTCTAGATCTCCTTCAATTCCACCAGGACTAATACCTACTGATCGCATATCTGAGCCACTAGCTGATACTACGTCATTTTCGTTACGCTCTTCTGCCCAAAGTTTTTCATTTTCTAACAGTTCTTCTTCACTTAAACCTAAGAATCTCTGCATCATAAATCGTTTACTCATGTAAGGTAACGTTTCTATCTGCCCGAATACACTTACACGTTGACTATCTAGCTCTGCTTGTCTGTAACTAGCAAAGTTTTGTGGTGGATTAAATTTAATATTGAATATACCTGAATCAATATTAAAACCTCTCCATCTCATAAACATCTTAAATTCATTATCTAGTTTTCGACTGATTTGATTCTGTAAACGCATACAGTATTGATTAAATCTATATTCTTGAATCAATGCTGTACCTACTCTACCGTCATTCATTGCTTGTGCTGAATCTTCAGGACCACTTGGTAGATATGAACTAGGTACTCTTAACCCTCTTGATAATTTATTGTTAAAATATTTTAAATCATCAATGTCACCTAAGTTTTGTCCACCCGGTAATACTTCAACTGATGATCCTCTTCCGTCTGCTGTTGTTGGGAAGAAGTAATCTTCGTTAATTGATAATGGATTATATGTTGCATCCATTGTGCCTGCACCGCCGCCTGCTGTAGGTATACGTCGTTGATGTACTTCATTTTTAATACGTTCCACAAAGGCCATTGCCATATGACTAGGCATATTACCTACGTCAATTTTAAACACTCTACGTTCTGGTGCACGTTGCACACGGTATATCAATAGTGCGTCTTCTAACAGTTCTTTTTGCTTGAAAACCTTGTAAACATTCTCTAATATACTCATTCCAAACGGCCAAGAACTATCCAGTCCTTCACTTAAACTTAAATGAACTACATGTTCTGCATCAATACAAAGTTCATTAGTTGCTTCTTGGAATCTACCACCTGCTCCGCCTGTTGCATTTGGTGCTGAATAGTTGTTTGGTGCAGAATATCCTGCTCCTGTGCTAGGTGGATTAGTTGCTATATCTTGTGTTGTTTTAGCTGAAACTGTTAAATTTTCAAAGTTTGGATTAATATCACGCACTACATACTGTTCAGGTTTTTTACCTTCGCTTTCATTAACGATTACTCTAGATACTTTTGACATTTCAACCCAATACAATTCAAATGTTTCTGGGTCTCTAACAAATACCTGATCACCATATTTGATTGTATTTCTAAACAGTTTAAATGCTCGCTGGTCAAATTGATTTATTTTAGTCCATTGTTGTAGTTGTTTTTTAATGATATCAATTTCATTATCTGTTGGATTGTTTGCAAAGTCAATTTCAAATGCTGTACTGTTTGTTTCGCTTTGTTGAGTTGAAAACTCAGCTATAATATCTAAACAAGCATTGATTTCTGAATCCATATCCATTGCTTCGTATTGGTTGTACCTTTCTACTCGATTAGGGTGTCCTGAATAAACTTCAGGTAGTCTGGATTGGTAATTTCTAAATGCAAAATCGTCTGATGCACCGTAGCTTTCACTACCTCTGTTTGTGGTTATGCCACTGATAGGACTAAGTGTGCCGTCTGTTCTTGAACTAAAATGTTTTTTGTATGATGCCATTGTATTCTCTTTTGTCTTAGCGTATATTTATCGTAATACTACCATACTAACAAATTTCCATCAAATAGTCAATACTAATTTAACCATTATGAGTAACTTGATGTTAATATTTTGTTTTGAATATTATTGGATGCGGCTATATGAGATATTAATTTATCCATTTTGCTATTCTGTTCTTTCAATAACTCAGATTGAGTGTCTGCTGTTCTAGCTAATTTCTCTGTGGCTTCTTTATCTACTGATTGTGTCGGTGCAACGTCTAAGTTTGCTACTTGCGGTTGGTATGAATCTTTTGGTCCTGCTAACTTAATATCGTCTTTAAGACTAGCCACAGCATTAGTAATACCGTAGTCATTGTTTGACCCTGCTAAATTAATATCGTCTTTAAGACTAGCCACAGCATTAGTAATACCGTTTTCAATGTTTGGTCCCATTATGTTAGGCATTTCGGCGAATACATCTTTAAGTTCGCCTATTGTCATTGCTCCATACTTGCTAACAGCATCAAGTCCTAACACGTTAGATACTAGGTCATCTTTATTGGCATTTGCTACTTTTCTTGCGGAACCTACACCTTCTAGTTGTGCTATTTTAACGATGTTGTCGTGTGGTGTTACACCCGCGTCTAATAAGTTTTTCTGTGCTTGTTGTCTTGTTTGTAATGCAGAAAATCCTGTTTTTAATCTTAAGTCTTGCTTTTCTTTGATCCTCTTTCTCTCATCTTGGATCATTTTTATAAGTTCTTCGGCTCGCTTATCTTCGGCGTCTGATCTATTAGGTAATTTAGATGTTAGTTCCCTGAGTTCGTCGGTC